ACAGGTATACTCAAACGGCAGGCGGTAAACCCTTACCGGATGGCCCGCCTGCTGCAGGCGCGCTATTGTCATTTTAAGGCACATCTGGTGGCGTATTTCCGGATGAGCGAGGCCCATGCTGTGCCACTCATCGACAATTAAATGGCCCGTGGCATTGTTTGCAACCCACAGCGTTCCGGCGAGCAATTCGTCGGGGTCTCCGGAGCGGGGATGGTACTTAAAAAAACAGGCCGCGATATCGTACTCGCGGCCAGTAGACAGCGTATCAAACAGGCTCGGGTACTGTCTTACGACGGCGTCCGCATCGAGAAAAACGATGTCCTCACCGGGGAAGTCATTAAAAGCCAGCCGAATAGTCGCGGATTTGTGATTTAAGTTGCCCCTCCACGTGCCGGTTGGCTGGTGCGCGTATGTCCTGAATGGAAGCCCAAACTTAAGCAGCGACGCCTCGAGTTTCTTTACCTCCTGCTCGTAGCTCGTGCCAATCGTATAGAACGAGACTATCCGCCAGCTCATTCCTCGTCCTCCCGTTCACTCTCCGCCATCCTCCTAAGGATTCCGACCGCTTTTGCAATTCCGCCGACCCTGTTTACAGCCTCAAGCAACGGAACGAGCGAGAGCGCGAGCTCCTCAGCCGTAATAAGAGTAAGCTCTCGATCAAGCCTCTCCTTCATCCTATCCTGCTCTACCATCGCCCAGAACCTCATCAATCGTGGAAAACGGAAAGCACCTCAGAGCGGAATCCGGGTTGAGGTTAACGACCCTGAACCTGGTCCTTACAATGAACCTGGCCATACGCTCAAAATCCCGGACGAATGACCTGAACACGCCCTCTCCCGCGGACGGACGGTACCCGGGGTGAAAATGGGATTTTCCGTTCTTGAACTTAAAGTCAAAGCCAAGCAGGTAAATCGGGTTCGCCCCGAGGCAAACGGCCAGTCCGACGGCCCCAACACCGGAATTATTACCGTGATAGATACCCTTGGCCAGAGAGTTCGAAAGCCCAACCCTGCCAAGCGATCTAACGGAGTAAACGTCATCGTACCGGCGGCCCATGATATTAAGGAAGACGCGGTACCCACGGAATTCATCCCACTTCTTCTTTGCTTCCGGGCCAAAAGCCCCATCGTGAACCATCTTGTAGAAGCGCTGGTCCATGAAGAAGACAACGTCCGCAAATGGCGCGTACTCAAAGGCACGGTTTATGGCTATGATCCTGCCGGCGCCGTCCAGCCGGCTAAAATCGAAACCCTCAAGACTTGGCCCGCCGCCGATGATAAAGCACCGCTCGTTCGCCCACGCCCCGTCCGGAAGCACTTCGTAAAGTGGCCGATATGGGTAAATTTGATGGTAGAGCTCCGTCTTTCTCTCGGCCATGACCCTGTCCCGGCTTCGCACAAGCGCGCTAACCTCCATACTTCGCGTCGTTATCATTGCGGCCTCTTATCAAGGACGGGGGCGGTTAACGCCGCCCCCATCCCTAAGTATGCCTGCCTTATCTTGTTGGCTCGAGAATCCTTTCCTTCGGCGATGGCGGGCAAGAACCGCTCAGCGGCGTGAACTCAATACACTCGATCTGGTCCAGGTCGCCGATACATCCGCCGTATCGCATCCAGCCTGCCACAGTGTCTGTGTAGCTCAGGATGTCAAAGTCGTCGAAGAGCGTCAGGTCCATCCGGTACCCGGCGATTATCTTGCGCTTCGGCAGGATAACCGCCAATCGGTTGGTGTTGGTGAGCATGAGCGTGTTGACGATCACGAACGGGTAGTTGATGACGAGCGGAGAGTCGCCGAAAGCCTGCGTCCTCACGCCAAGCGCCTGGCGAACCCGCCCGATGAGCGTGTGCGGGGTTAGAACAACAAACTGAACATTCTGCGGGTTGATTCCATATCCCTTTCCAGATACGTTGGTGATGATAGTCTGCGCGGCATAGTTGAGCGAGTTTGCGATAGAGAGCGCGTCGGCATGACAATCAGAACAATCGGCGGGAACCGCGCTACAGCAGCCTTTAAGGTCCATAGCGGCCTCGAGTAGCCCGTAGAACGTCGCCGCCCGGTGGCCGTAGGCTTTGTTCCGGAACTCAATTGCGTTCTGCTCCGCCAACCAGTACTCCTGGTCCTCGAAGAGCGACCGGTGCCAGCCCAAGGCCCCGCCGTAGAAGGCAAAGTAGCAGCGCTCCTTCTTGCCGGCCATCTGGTAGACCTTGAGTTTCTCGCCGACCTTGACTTCCCTGAACGAAAGCCCGGAGGCAACGTCCATGACGTCAAAGCCGGATGCCCTGGTCCCCTCGAAGTTGATGACGTCGAAAATCTGCTCGTAGCCATTGTCGTACTCCGGCGCCAGCTGGAACTTCCTTACAACATCAATGGCCTTCTCGTATGTCGGAAAGTTCGAGGGAATACCGAACATCTGAATCTGAAGGTTGACGGCGGCCCGGAACTCCTCCTTCCTCTTCACGAATTCCTGGCATTTTGCCAGTTTGGACGGCGTGAACTTATCAGGAAGCGACAGGTAGAATTGGAGCGCGCCGGCGACCTGCTTTCTGTGCTCGGGGTTCTTGTAATCAAAGTCCTCCCAATTCAGGTTGAATATTCTGCTTCTCATCTTCCTCCTCCGTTATGGCAAAGCCGCCTCGACCTCGGCACGGTCGCCCTTGAGGTCAATCTCGACATAACGATCGCTGGCATCTGCCGGCTCGGTGGCGATGCCAATCCAGTAGAAGCCGGAATTGTAGGTCGGCGTCACGAGCCTCGTGGTCGGGTCCCAGTAGACGCGATCGCCGGGCAAAAAGACATCCGCCGTCTGGGTCATCTTCGGGACCATTATCTTCTCCGCGTGATAAATGCCCACCGCCTCCTCGCCGTTGGCCGCGGACTCCAGGACGGCGACGACCGTGTCCTCAACGAGATACAGGAACGAAACGCGAGCGCCAGGCGCGTCGGCCTCGAGCGCATCCTTAATTCCCTTCACCCCGCCGGACACGTCAACGGTGAACTTGAACGACCTCCAATCTCCCATTGGTGTGGCTGTTCTCAGTGCCAAATTAACCTCCTTTAACTGCGTCTTCTCTCCCGGTCACAAGCCGGGTCTCGCGCGGTAACGGCGCTAAGCCTCCGGGTCTAACCGAATAAGCGGATTCTTGCCCGGGTCCAGATAATCGTCCTCCGGCGTGGCGGTCTTCTTCAAAGACTCGTCCGGCTCCGTGCCCCTGCTTTTCTCCGTTCCCGTCCCGCCGGCTCCCTTTCCGTCATCAAGTTTAACGCCAAATATCTCCGCGTTCTTCTTGTATTCATCCAGCAGTGCGTCAAGGTAGGCGTTAAACTCCTTCTCCGCCTCATCCGGGTTCTTCGGAGAGAAGGTCGCAAGCTTCGGCTCGATAAACTTTACCTGTCGCTCGTCAAGCTTCCGCTCCTCCCTCTGCTTCGTAAAGAGCGCGCCAACCCTGCTCTTGGCCATCTCCGTCTTCAGCCTGCCCATGTCCTCATCCCGCTTCTTTAACTCGCGCTCCTTCTCCTCGAGTCTCTTCTCCAGCGCAACCCTCTCCTTTGTCAGCTCCTCAAATTTCCGAATGTCGTAACCGCGCACATTCGAAATTTTCTCCCTCACCCGTTCCGAGATGATGGGGTCCGCAAACAGGGCCTCCGGATCGTAAAGGTCCGAAGGCCGGAACTTGTTCTCCTGAATGGCCTGTTTGACCTCTTCCAGGGTAATCATGTTCTCGTCTCCTTTCGGGTAGTTATGTTTCGCAAACGCCTGGAGCTGCCCCAGGAGCGTAGCCCTCGGGAAGCCCGGCGTATCGATTTCCGAGTTTCCAAGCGCAATACCGGTCACTTGCTTGACATCGGTTACATAAAGGTTCGAGTTTCTGTCCTCGCGCAGGTCAATGTCCGCCTCTATAGAGGCAACATCAAACGGAAGATGGCGATAGTGCGGATAAATCCAGCAAGCAACCACAGACGAAAGCCCGCCCTTTATGTTTAGAAGCCTCTTACCGACTACCTCACCGACCGGTATTCTGCCCGCGGCGTCGTTCGTCGCGACGTGTCCATGAAAAAGGCGAAGCCCGGGCTGAATGAGCTCATGGAGCTTCTCAACCATAGACTTAAACCACCTCTTCACTACGTTGCCGACGCCTACGAGCCTGCCCTTCGCCTCTCCCTCGTGTCCTATTACGAACGCCTTAAATAGCGGCTGCGGGTCCTTCGCCTTAACGCTCTTCAGCACATCGCTCGGAATCATGGCAGCAATCTCTGACGCCGCCATACAATAGAGCCTGGCGCTAAACTTCATCCCGCAAGCCTCCTCACGTCCCGCTCCGTTTATTAGCGCTCTTTCTTGGCGGCGGCTTGACTGCCGGCGTGGCGGCGGTCACGGCCTTCCTCTTCGCCATCAGCGCTCTCCGCTTTTCGTTCACTCTCGCATCCTCTATACCCGATGTGGTAAGCAGTGGCCCCGAGTATTTTCGCGTCACCTTCACGTTCACCACGTTAGCCAATGCTTTTTGCGCGACCCTGGCCGCCTCGACGGCCTGCTCCTCGGTCCTCAGCTTTACCTTGCCCGTGGTTAGAATCGTCAGCTTCTGTGGCTCCGATTCCTTCCTTGCTTTCGCGGTGTTTGTTGTAATCATGCCTCCTCCGTATCAACCCTGATAACCGGGTTATCGGCCGGGTCAAGGTAGTCCATCTCTTTTATCATCTCTTGGGTCTCGCTGGCCGCCGGCTCGAAGCGCCCGTCATTCTCCTCGCAGTGCTTCCTCGCCTCAGCCTCCGTCCACTCATCCTTGGAATACCTGAACGCCTGGGTGGTTGTCGTGGTCTTACCCTTCAGCCTGCCGATAATTATCGATAGCTTTCCCCGTTTAATCCTCCGGAAAGAGTCCTTTTCGAAGGAGTCCGGATCCCTCAGTCTACAGGAATGCTCCGATGGGTACGGCATTTATTTCCTCCTTACATATTCAAGGTGGCCGCACCTGATACACCGAGCGCAAGTGCGCCATCCCTTCTTTCTCGCAAAGCACGGGCATGGCCGAAGGAACATCCTTCCGCCGCACTTCCGGCACGGCTCGTTGTGCATCTCAAGCCCGAGCGTTCCGGTTACTATCATCAATGCCCACCCCCGGTCCGGCCCATCTCGGCCTCCACCTCAGCCATAGCCCGGCGCGTGGCCTCGTCATTAGTCGCTTTTTGCCTCTCTGCCTCAGCCTCCAAATCAACACCCGGTATCTGCGACGCCACATACTCATTGCTTACAATGCCAGCCGCCGCGGCCGGAATTAACACCTTCTCTATCCTCTCCCAATGCTCCTGGGTAATGAGCGGTATCTCAATCCTTATCTTCTCCGGATCCAACCTCGCATCCCTCGACTTCTGCCTGTAAGCGTTTTCGTTGAACATCCTTATCGCCTTAGTTACGAGCTCCTGAAACGCCCCCTTCCATGTTATTCTTTCCTTCGCCGTAGCCGCGATAACGAGCTCCCTCGTATTATCGCCCGTCGCCCTGTTCCGTAACAGGTCGAGCAGGCCGAGGAAATGAATCGGGATACCGGTCGTTCCCGAGATTATTTTAATTAGAAGTTCTATTTCCTGAATCAGGTTGGCAACGCCAGCCATGTCCGGGCCCTTCATCTGAAACCTGCCCGTGTGGACCAGGAGCTTCCCTATCCTCCAGTTCACGTCGCGAAGCTTGCTTATCAGCCCATCAATCTGCTTCACGTCATCAACCTCAAAGTCTGGCGTCGGGGATGCAAACAAATGGTTAATCTCCCGCAGGTCACGGAGCGCCCGGTCAAGCCTGTCAATGACGGTTAGACAACGCATAATCTTCGGCTGCGCTTCGTTCGGGTTGTTGAGCCTGCCGCCGAACTTTTTGTAAACAAACTCATCCTCCTCCAGGGTGTTGGTGG